CTGTTGTTCCAGACACTGTAGTTCTAGATGGAATAGCGCTTCCTGCTGTTATAGTTGTAAAACTAAAGCTGCCTGCGCCGTCAGTTGTTAATACTTGCCCATTAGATCCGTCTACAATGTTTAGGTCTGTTATACTTGCGGGTATAGTCGGAGTGTCAGTTAAATCATCATACGATCTACTAAAGAACAAGTTAGTAGTATCAGTAAGTTCACTTACATCGCTCGGTATTGTAGGTGTTTCAGTCAGATCGTTGTAAGATCTACTAAACAGCAAACTAGTTGTATCAGTAAGTTCACTTATATCTTCAGGTATATTTGGAGTACCCGTTAGATCTGCATAAGCACCACTTGTAGCAACTGTTGCTAAACTTGCAGTTGTAGCATATGGTGTTAAATCAGGTGGTGTATAGATAAACACACCTGAAGTGTTATTATATGACAATCCGCCATTTCCACTTGGTGCCGCGGCTGCACCAACACTTAGATCTGCCAGTGTTACATTCAATAAGGTACTGAAGTCAACACTAAATGTTGTAGCATCATCTCTTGTAAACGTTGCAATACCTTCTGCATCTACAGTACCAGATGCAACTCTTGCTAGATTAGTATCATCTAGATAAAGACTTAAATCAATGTTTGTAGTGTTACCTGCTTCATCTACATAACTCAGTATGTTTGATTCTATGGATAATACTGTTGTTGTTTCGGTTGTTAAGTAACCTGCATCGTTTGTAAATGCACTAACTGCTGTTGGAGTATTAGTTAAACTGTTGTAGTCGCCATCGAACAGTGTAGGTGTTTCTGTTAGGTCGTTGTATGATCCACTGAACAGTGTAGGTGTGTTTGTTAGTTTATTATAATCACCATCAAACAGTATAGGCTTATCAGTTAAATCTGTATATGATCCACTAAACAGTGTAGGAGTATCTGTTAAATCAGAATAAGCACCACTAGTTGCTACTGCTGATAAACTTGCAGTTGTAGCATATGGTGTTAAATCTGGAGGCGTATAAGTAAACACACCACTGACATTGCTGTATGTTAGATTTCCAGAACCACTTGGTGAGTTAACAGATAATGACAAATCAGTAAGTGCTATGCCGCCGCCGTCAACTCCTGCGTCATCGGCACTAGGAGCCCACTGTGATCCATTCCATTTTAACACTTGTCCTGTTGTTGGCAGGTTACTTGAAACATTTATCAGATCTGCAAGTGCTCGTGGAATACCGGGAGTATTAATAAAGTTGTTGTAGTTTAGATAATATGCTGCACCTTCGCCTGCTAATGTAATAGCATCTGTATCTACAGTTTCATCACCGGGTACCCAACTTGTTCCATTCCATTTTAGCACCTGACCTGTTGTTGGTGCAATATTTGAAACATTTGATAAATCAGTTAATGCATTCGGTATAGCAGGTTTATTGTCAAGATCTAAATAGTCTCCACTAAACAGTTCTGGTTTGTTAAACAGATCTTCATAGTTTCTTGAAAATGTTTCTTGAGTGGTATTGTCTTGATTTTCAACAACAGTTAGTCGTTGATCTAACTCGTTAAAGTTTTCGTCTAACTCCCTAAATGATAAAGGAGCACCTTTGGTTGTTCTTAATACGATTGGCATTTAACTCTCCTGAACTATGTATCCTGGAGTAACATAACCTGTATCAACAAACTCTATGTCATCCACTATTCCAGCTACATTATCTATTCCGTCTATATTTCTTGATTCTATCGGGTTAGTCTGAGACTGTATTCTATATCCCAATGTACTTGATTTTGTTCTGTTGTAGTTTAGTATTTCTGCTACAAGAGCACTTAGCTGCACTTCTGTTAAACCGTCAAGTGTATCCAACAACTTAAATGTTTTAACTCCGTCAACTTTTGCCTGTTGCATAAGCACAGTAGTAACATTTGCTGCTGAAGCACTTTCAAAACCTCTCTTTTCAAAAAACTGTAATACAGCATCTACTTCGTTAGCAGGATATTCTATCTTTGCTGTATAATATCTGTCATAAAACTCTCTAACTAACTGTGCGCTGTCAGTTAAAGATTGTCTTGGTAAACTACTCATTTGTTATAATCCATTCGCTTGTCTTGCTTGTTCTATCTTATCAGCTCTTAATGTTACATTATCTCTAGTATTAGAAGCTGACGCTTCTGTTACGTTAAGTGACCCGCCGGTTCCAGAGTTTTTAGGAAACGCAATACTAGGAACTCCGCCAACATTTTGACGATCTATATTTCTTGCAACATTTCCTAAAATAGTCAATCCTTCTTGTCTTAGAGTATCCAATGATAAATCACCGGCATTCCTTACAGTGTTTGCAAGACTTATTAAGTTTCCTAAGTCAGCTTCCCCGTTTGTAATATCTCTAATAGTAGAGGTAGCACCGTCTAATAGTCCTCCAGCACCGAATATACTTTGTGTTCCGCCTCCTTCGGTTTGTAGTGGACTCGGAGTATTATCATAATGTCTAGTTGCAAAGGAAGCAGGAACATCTTCGCCTACTTGTCCTTTTGAATATAGAACTGATTCATACATTACTGCTAGTCTATTTTCAGAGATGCCAGCAGCTTCATAAGAATCCATAGTATCATGATTCCAAGAATCTACTATCGGGTTAACTAAAACATATTCAGTAAACTCTTGTCTTGAAAACTGATAAAGCTTTATATCTCTGAAAAATGGATTTATTTTTCCATTATCAAGACCGTATCTAAATGAACGACCTTCGCCGCCATTATATGTAGATCTTGAGTTGTAAGAGTTTGTAGTATTAGAAAGATTTCCGTCTCTAAAATAATATTTGTAATACGCTTCTAGCAATGCTGTAGTTAAGCCTACATTGTCATCGTGCATAGATATTGATATAGGATCGTAATCTACTCTAGTTTGAATATTCTTTTTTCTATTGTATTGATTCTTAGTTTCAACACTTGCTTTATAACCTGGTAAATCAACACGCTTTACTAGCATGTTTATTTCTGCTCTGTGTCGTTGATCTAATATCGGAAATAGTTGCAGTGCATCTGGAGTTAAGTTAAAGTTTACAAAATAAAGAAACTTAGTCTTTGGGGCTAGTCTAAATGCTTCATTAACAAAAAGACGAGATGCGTGCTGGAAATCTTTAAGACTACCGCCAGGGTTTAGTAGTCCTGATAAAAAGTTATCCAAAAATCCGTTTAGTTTATTTGCCATAATAATATTTAGCCGTTAAGATTAACTGTGTACATAATAAAAAAGGAGCCCGTAGGCTCCTTTTTTGGCAATCTTTTTATCGATATTAGGTTGCGCCGCCGCCTCCTGTTATCAAACTGTTTGCTGTTCGACCAACTGCTGCACCAACACCACTACCTTGAGGTGTTTGTACTGCGTTGTCGTAACGTATTGCCAGCGTTACTGTTACTGGTTCGTTTGTTGCGTAGTTAAGACTGTTATAGTTTGCGTTTTGTAGGAAACAACCATAACATTCCCAAGTTTCTAATATACCTACTTCAGTATTGCCGTTACCACCGTCAAGTATTTCGATTCTTGTTAAAAACTTATAATCAATACCTGATACAGCACTTGCTTGTTCAAAGAAATCAAACTGCTTCTGAAGCTGTTCGCCAACCATTCTCTGAACACTGCCTGAAGCATCATCTCTTAGGTTTAGTGTAAGTGGATCCCAATTGTGCTTACCTGCTAGATATGCACGTGAGTTATACACTGGGATTTCCATTTCTTCAAAAGTAATGTTTGGACGTGTAACATCCATTACCTGTTTTGTTAGTTCAGTAGTACCTGAGCTTACACCAAAGTTTTCGAGTGTAACTCTAAAACGATACTGTAGCTTTGGCATAAGTAGACCTTGGCTAGTTGCCGACTGGTCACTAGCTAAAGGTACTGTTATTCTTGATAGTGATGAGATTGCCATTATATATTCTCCTGTTGCTAGTATTTATCATTAGTAGACCCATTTTATTTTTGGGTCTACTAATCTATTATAGTCCAGCAATTTCTCCTGTGTTCTTCAAGCGCAGTGGTATATAGATGAACTCTACTGCCTTTACAGGTTCAATAGCAATATCTAACCATAGCTCGTTTCTGTCGATTCTTGCAGGAGTATTGTTTGATTCGTCGCATACAACTAGGAAGTCGTAAAGTGCTCGTTGTCCTACAAGTTCTAGACATAAGCTTTCTGCTGCGGCTTTGATTTCGTCTCTTGTAATCTTGTCGTTTGGTTCAAATAGATATGGTTTTGCCAATTTACTTAACTGACTTCTCATATAGATTACCAAGCGAGCTACATTGATTCTATCGAGCGCACTTGCATTTCTTGCACGAGTTTTTTGTCCAAATACAACTAGTCCGCTTCCGTTTAGGAATGTAATCGGGTTTATTGAGTTTGAATAAAGTGTATCTCGTTGTCCTTCGTTTAATGATATTGAAACAAACTCACCTTCACCGTTGATATAACCAGCTGCTGTTGCGTTTGTTACACCACCTCTTCTTGTACCTGCAGGAGCAAACCAAGGATAGCTAACCTGATCACTTAGTATCATTGTTCTCAGTGCCATGTGGCTCGGAGGAACAACTACGTTGTTACCTGCATTATCTGAAGTAAAGCCCCATGGATAGTAAACACCCATGTATTCATCAAAGCTTACAAGACCTTGATCGTTGTCTTCTACTGCTAGACGAACGTTTTGCCCCCATTCATTAAGTGATGTAGCATCTGGTGTTAGTCTTGCTGGCGAATCGCCTACGATGAATGCACTTAGACCTCTATCAAAGTTTAGGGTTATCATTTCGCCAATCAGTTCAGGATAACCTGGAGTTGCCATTAAGTTGAATACTCTTGCTTCGTCATCTCTGATTAGATCATTTGAGTTTAACATTGCTTGTAAGCCTTGTACAACTACTTTTCTCTGTGCTATTCTACCAAAACTACCCGAACCATCTTCTTGGTTTGCAGATTCAGTTACCCAACGGTGTGGATAGTAGTTAAACATCGATTCACCGTTGTTAAAGCGATCGTTATCTGCGTTAATATCAATGTAGTTACGCTCAAAACGTTTTACATTAAATCCACTTCTGCGTAGGTTCCAAAGTAGCATACCTTTTGGATACAGTACTGGATCTGGTGCATCAGGATCTAGATAGTTTGATGCTAGTAGATCTTGTATTGCGCCTGCACTACCTGAGTTTACACCATTGGTGTTGTATCTAGCATCTGCAAATAGAATACCGTTTTCTGTTGTTTGATCAGTTTTATCAATCAACCCCCACTTTTCGGTAACTGAGTTATAACGATATATTGTTGGATAGTTTTCAACATCTGAAGTATCAATCCAAAGATCGCCGTTTTCTAGTGGAGTAGCATCCGACTGTGCTGTTGGTTGTGTTGCTGATACAATCGGACCATTTGGATCAGTGTCACCTGCATCGCCATAATAAGGTGATGTTGGATCTTGATAACCTACCCAAGTAATACCGTTGTGAATCATAATATCAACTTCGTCGACTATCGAGTTGTACCAAAGTTCACCATCTGCTGCTAGGTTCTGTGGCGGATCATCGCTTGCGAAAAAGTCTGGAGTTTTCCAAAGACTTGCAACAAACTGATTTGGATCAGTGTTGATATCAGTACCTTCTTCGTAGTAAAGATTTGTAGTCGAAGATGCTACATTTTCGTCAAATGGTAGATAACCAATATCACTTAGTACTGCGCTGTTGTCGGTAATTTTGATATCGCCACCTTGTAGATGTCTAATAATTATTCTGTTTCTGCTGTCTACTTCAGCAACTACATTTTCAAATCCTGCTGCATTTATTGCTGCTGCAATAGTATCAGCGTCTGTTGCATCACCTGAAATAACAGGTAGTTCACCACCTACTGTACCAAAGTTAATAGTTTTTGCTGCTAGGAAAGTTTGACTATTTGCGTCAGTTTCTTGCATAGTAAATGCTAGTGTTAGACCTTCTTTTGCAAGCAGTTGAGTTGCAACAACAGAACTGGTTATTGTAGTTTCTCTTGACTGTGATCTGCTGTAGATTTTAAATGCTGCTTCTGAAGGATCTTGCTCAGTTGCGTTATA